TGATTGCATCAATGGCTTTTCTCTCGTCACCAATACCTTCCTGAGAAGACACCATGATGCTGATGTGGTCTAGGATGACCCACTTGCAGTCATATGCTTTACACATGTACCGAATGCGGCTATAGACGCTTTCATCATCAGCAGACCCAAAGTGCTTCCAGAAGTAGAACCGTGACTGGTCAATTTGTTTGAGCCAGTAGATTCTGTCTTCCTTGGTGATCCCTGAGTTGGGCAAATGTAGTGGTTTGTTTGCCAGCAAAGAGGCAATACCAAGCCCTGACCGCTTTGGAACTTCTTCCATTGCGATCACTGCGATGTTGTCAGTGGTTTTTTGATATAGGTAGAACTCGAGCTCACGTAAGAGTTGGGACTTACCCATCCCTGCACCAGATGTGATCGTTACAAGCTCTGCTGGTCTGAATCCATAGGTCAGATCGTTAAGACCTTCCCATGGGTAAGGAACAGAATTGTCTTCTTGTTCTTCCTCGACTTCTTTGATGATGTCTTCAAAGGTGACAATGCCGTCTGGCTTGTGGAGCCTAGAGTCCCACCAGGCGGTCATAAAGTCTGTAATGCAGCCTTCACGCAGATAGTCACAGGCGTCTTTGAACTCTGCGGGCATCCGCATAATCCTGAGCTTGTGTGGGGAAAAAAGATCCTTTACTGAGTCAATGGCTGCCTTGCCAGCAGCATCATTATCAAAACACAACACAACATTATCATACCCTTCAAGCCACTCTAGCTGCTCTTGAATGTCTTTACGGGCACCGGACGATCCTGTCCGAATAGACACGACATCCCACTTGTTGCCAAACATCTCTGACACGGCCAAGGCATCCAGTTCACCTTCTGTGATTGTGATGTACTTGCCTGACCCTCTACAGATGTTTTGACCAAATAAACCTACTCCTTGTGTTATACCAGAACAGGTAAACTTTTTATTAGCTACATATCTCGTCTTGACCAGTAAGAGGTCACCGCTGAGAGCGTGAAAATAAGGATAATGGTGCTTGTTAATATTTCCACTAGCGTCATATTCTATGGTTACTCCGTATTTTTTACAGGTAGCTTCCGTTATTCTTCGGTCCTTGATTGAACCGACCACACCGGACATTTCCATAGTTATATTATCCATACTTTGGGTGAATTTATCGTAATAATTACAACCAGGTGTAAAACAAAAAGACCCCCCATCATCATATATAGCAAGATTATCTTTAGAACCACATTTGGGACAATTTGTGTGCTTTAAGAATTTTGCCATCTGTCAATATTTACCACTTTATTAACATCATTAAGTAGCCTATCGAGCTCTAAGAACTTTGCTGGGTTTTTAAGGTCATACCGAATATGCCAGTATATAGCATCAATCTTGCTGTAAGACCAATAAAGATTATTGTGCTTATCTAGCACACAGTAGTATTTCTTGTTATTATTATTCATTATCTATAAAGTTGTTCTAACTTCTCCCAAAGCTTTTTAAATTTAAATTCGTATACTTCAGTCAAACCTTTAATATAAAAATCATCTTGAGTATGCCACCTAAGGTCATCAATTATACCCCAGCAGGACATAAAGAGTTCTTCTATATCAAACAAAAGATATTTTGTGTTATCTACTTTAGATAGTATTACAGTATCACCATCAATAGTCCACTTTAAGGTATCACCAAGTTTACAATTAAGTTCTGGTGGTAATTGAATTTGGTATTCACCTTTTGAATTTTGAGTTACTGTTGTGGTCATTACTCTCCCCTTGCGCGGATGGCTTGACTTAAAGCGTAGCCTTCGTCATCCCATGCTCCGCAGTAATTTTCTACCACCTTCGCACACTCCTCACGCTCTGCGGCGACTTTTGCTTGTATCTGCTCTTCAATCAACTCGGCTTGCCACTCAGCAATCTCGGGACAGAGTTCCATAATCCAGTCTTTCATTTTCTAGGATCCATTCCACCATCACTGACTGGACTAGTGTAGTTGCCTCCACTGCCTTCTTGAATTTTCTTATTTAGTCGGCGGAGTTCAGCCTTAAGATTGCGATTCTCGTAATCTGTCCGAGCTGCTCGCTCCTGCATTTCTGTCATTTGCTTGGCAAAGTCGCGATCGCTAGGAGTAAGTGGTTCTTCGGTTTGAAAAATAAACTTACCGTTATCCCAATCGAATCCCATTTGGGCATTCTTGACTTTAACAGTGGGTGTTCCAGCTACAGTGGAGTAGGGTAGTTTAATTTGGATGACTACTTCTGGGTCTTCGCGATGTCCGACACGGTGATACAAATCAACCAATCGTTTGAGTTCACTGAATTTCATTCTTATTTCCCTCGCGAATGAATAAGCACAGCACAAGCCCTTGCAACATACCACTCATTCGTATCTGTACCGTATTCTTGTGCCTCTATTTCGCACACCTTCGCACACGCCTCACGCTCGGCAGCGGCGACAAGGGCGGCGAAGCGTTCAAGTTCGTCGTGCCAATCAGCGCCTTCAATCCAAATGCGTTCGCCCTCTACGCTGTTGTGACACAGTGCGTTTCCAAGTCCAGCCTCCCGCGCCATGCGGATGATGTCATCGCGGGTCATACACAACCCTCCTCCCTCACTTTGCTTAGTCTTTCCAGCGCATCCAGGATTGCATAGGTTTCCTTGTGTTTCGGGTGTTTAGTTCCCCAATGCTCCCTCGCTTGGGCCATCGTAAAGTACCTGCATTTTGCAATGACTCTATGCTCCCTGTCGGCGCAGGACACATAGCAAAAGGAAAAGCCATCGCTTCTTGCGATTCCATAAACCCGCGCATTTCCGAAGACCTCCGCATTTCCAGAGACCCGCGCATTTCCAGAGACCCGCGCATTTCCATAGACCCGCGCATCTCCGAAGACCTGCGCATTTGCAGAGACCCGCGCATTTCCATAGACCTGCGCATTTTCGTAGACCAGCGCATTTCCATAGACCTGCGCACTTTCGTAGACCTGCGCATCTCCGTAGACCCGCGCATCTCCGAAGACCTGCGCATTTGCAGAGACCTGCGCATATCCGAAGACCTCCGCATCTCCGAAGACCTGCGCATTTCCGTAGACCCGGGCATTTCCGTAGACCCAAGCATTTCCGTAGACCTGCGCATCTCCGTAGACCCGCGCGCCTCCGTAGACCCGCGCGCCTCCGTAGATCTGCGCATTTGCAGAGACCTGCGCATATCCGAAGACCCATGCATTTCCGTAGACCCAGCAGTCGCCCTCGTGGCTAAGATTGGTTTCTGATTCAACAAACCCGCCAACATCTTTAGCCTTTACGAAGCCAAAGTCGCGTAGAGCAACGACTCGACCGTCTGCATTAATCTCGTATTTTTTGGTCACACATGCCTCCATCCAGTGCCATTCAAAATTGCTTCTATGGCTCTTTTGGACACATAAAACTTCCTGGCAATAACTCTGATGGATAATCCTTCATTGGACAACAGCCTGATCAGTCTTACATCGTCTTCAGTCAATTTTGCCCTTGGGTGGGCTTCTCCACGCCTTGAAGCGTATAGGTCGACACTCATGCTCATATATGCCCCTAGAAGCTCATAGGAAGGCCTATGAGACGTTTTCATAGGCCACCTGGTACTACCCTACCGACCCCCTGCCCTAGAAGCCCTCTTCTAGGCCCCCGGCGGTGTTCTGTGAAAGCTCAAGAACACGTACTGCATTCATGTAGGTTGAGGGGCCATGAATGGGTGACACAGGACCAAGGGCCACCGACAATCGCACCTTGGAGCCCCAAGGGATTTCCCCCTGGAATTTTTCATTGGAAGTATCCATCACAGGGATTTGCTTCTTGGTTACAAATTTCCGCTGAGTCTTGTCTTGGTATACTTTAAGCTTAACCCCCTTTTCTTGAAGCGCTTCTACTGAAGTTTCATCAAGAGCAATAACCATAGAATATTTACCAGTGGATCGACCTTGGTATTGTTCTTCTTTGGTAATATTAGAAAAAGCTACTACACCTTCAATAATCATCTTCTAAATCCTCTTCTAAAATTATATCCAATTGGTAATCTATATATTTATCTTCAAGTACCGATTGGGATATTCTAAAACACACAACACACAAATCTATATATTCACCTTTAGAATCTTTTCTTGATGTATCTTCCTCCTTAAGGATCGTATCGCATGCTTTACATCTCATTTAGTTAATTACCAATTATTATATTTATCGTCTATATCAGTATATCTTTTACCTAATATTACAAAAGCAATAGTAAAAACAACTGATATTGCCACTATAGATAATATAAGAACTAATATAGCTAATCCTATATAACTTATAATATCTATCATTCAAGAATACTCTTATTGATCTTTTTAAGTATCTTATTGCTTCTTAAGTACTCTTTGAAGTCATTATGTGTCATATAATACTTGATTGTTATCAGAAGCGCAAATGCAGTGTCAGGCGGTCTGTCGTCCATCTCGATACACGCCTCTAGGGATTCTTTAAGACTCTTTAAGACAATTTGATCTACGTCAATCGTTTGCATTCTAATCCGTGCTCCATCAGGTTAGTAAAGCAATTAAGACACACATTCTTGTCAAGACCTAACTGTTTGAGAAACAACAAGATTTCTTCTATTGTGTCTTGGTGGTATTTTGTTGTTGTGTTTTTAAACTTGGATTCTACTTCCCGGTAAAAGTTTACCATCCTCGCACCGGTTGGTTTCTTTGGTCAAAGTCAAACAATCTAAACCATCGCTCTTCATCTTCGGCATCTTTTTGTTCCTGTTCAAACTCAACGCACCTGTAGGAATATCTGTGTGGGAATTTGTACAGTTCACATTCACAGGGTGGCGGTGTTATTTTTTTCTGTTTTTTCATTATGTTTCTCCACGATTATCCAGGCGAACTTCACCAGTTCTTTTTTGAATGCATAGTCAATATTAGCTTCTTTTGCTAATTTTAGAATTTCTTTATCGGTCAAATAGTTCATTGTATCTTTTTTTAAGATATTCATATTTCATATTCCGATAGACTGAATATAGTTGGTCAGTAGCAAGTTCTATTAGTTCGTTTATTGTTGTGTGTTCTAGATCATATTCCACCAGGTCTTTAATCATCTCGTAAACCAGAGGCTCATCATAATAACTCGCGTCTTCTTCTTGGTACTGTTTGCTCATTTTTTGCTATATACCTTTGCTATATACCAACTGTGTACTGCATCAGGTTGTCTAAGTCAAACTTCCCCATAACCTCAGGCTTCAGGCTGATGATTGACTGACACACAGGTGAATCATCAATCATTTCTCTGTGCTGGTGTACAAAGCGCACACAGGCGTCCCAGAGCACCTCCACTGTGACGATGTTGACCTTAAGGTCACCCTCTGGATCTGGTATGATAATCCTGTGTATGGTGCCGTCCGAATGATTGCTGGTGCTAATTTTGTGTCCTGCCCAGTAGTCGATTACATGCTGTCTGATTGTTCTGGTCATGACTTCCAGACAGAAATCCTCTACCTGCCTGTTGGTATATTTAAAACTGATCTGTTTCATTTTTTTGGTGTTCCTGCTGCTGTTCATGCTCGATCCATGCATCGTCGATGTAGTCTGATATCTGGTCTGCCCAAAAGACACACACTGTGATGATGATGATTGATAGAATGGCCAAGATATCCTCATTCAATCCAGGACGGCGCAGGCCGAACAGAGTAGCGTAAGATGTTGCTTTTTTGTGTTTTGTAGTAGTGCCTGTAGCACTCGACCGGGTCTGTTGATACTGATCGCGACCCTGTGTCCATGCATCGCGCTGGCGCTGTGAGTTTCCCATTGTTAATTCCCTCTGGTGGATTGGATACTACTGGAAGGCACACTATGCCGGATTTGTGTTGTTTGTTATACCTGAACTGGTACTCGGAAAGCAAGCCTCTGAAGTGTGTCAAGGTCCACACATAGTTTTCTACTGTGTCTCCGGCCCATAGTACAGCTGGGTGGTGTTTGTGTGTTGGTTTGTAGGGTGCATCGAGCCCATAGCGAGCCCTGACTGTGCACAGGATCTGTGCTGTTTCAAGACACATCTTGACGACATGCTTATCGCACTGCATCTGTGCTGCTGTTGTTGGATCATGGTCAAGGTAGAAGATGTTCACAGCATCCCCATTGTTGCGCCATTGCTTCAGCGATGCCTTGGAACGTTTTACTTCTTTCTTTCCACCGATCCGGACTAGGTGGCATCTTATGGATTCTTTGTTCCCTACCATCCACGATGTTTGTAGGTGTCAGTTTAGGTAGATTCTTTAACCATAGGCACGTTGCCTTCGTTTCACCATGACCAAACATCCACGGTTGGATGATCTGATCAGGTTTTCTGATTCTTGTTGAGATGATGCTGATCGGGTTTTCAATAACTATACGCTCGATTGGCGCATCCATCAGAACACGCACAAACTCTAATGCTTCTTGCTGTTCTCTTTGCTTCTCTTTGAACCACCTAGCACCACTCACTGCCAAGTGTGTGCATGGTGGATGTGCGATCATCAGATCCCAACCATCATTTAGAATATCAAGCACGCTTCCTTGGTAATGTTTGCCTTCGGTGTCGCTAGGTAGCAGATCGCACGACATCGCATCGTGACCAGCACGAACAAAAGCATCACGCACTGTGCCGCTGAATTCGCATGCTACCAATACTTTCATAATGTTGCGCCTTGCAGGTAAATCTTGCTGAGTACCGACCTTTCAGAACACGCCTCATCCAGCACAGATTGAATGCTCCCACAATACACTTTGTGAGAGTGATTGCTCATTGGGACCTGGTTCAGGATCACGTACACCTGACCACCTGTGATGTGAACTAAGGTGGGCGAATACTGGTAGTACTTACGCCTTATGTGCTTTGTGATTTTTTGGTGGTTCATTTTTTTACGTTAAACTCCCCGATTGCCGCAGATCCAATCACGCGCACAAGGTACCTGTGAGTGCCTGCCTTTCGCACTTGGTAACGCTTTTGTTTCCTGTATGCCCTAAGTTTGTTTGCGAGTTCTGGCCGACCAATGTCGGTCTCGTACTGTGGCTCGTCTTGGAACTTAAATGTGAATTGTGGTTTCATTTTTTTAGCCTTGATAGTCTTCGATCATGTGTTGTGCTATCTGGTCAAAGTCTACTTGGGCGATAAACGCTAACGCATAGTCACGCCCAAAGCCTTCTTGTGTGGTCTCGAAGATCATATCCTCAGCCAAGCTTTCTAGTGACTTTGCTACGTCGTACACGTCATAGGTGCCTTTGGGTGTAACGTAGTTAAACCCTACGTCTAGCAAGGACATTCCGTCGAACATTTCTAGATTGACACGCCAGGTGGCGTAGTTAGTCCAACCGTTGTAAGTGTCTGTGCTCATGCTTGTGTGCTCCGTTTGTTGTGTCAGGCAGTGTATTGTGAATCTACACTCAGGAACCCGCTGTAGGTCATCGTTGTGACCACGGATGCATATTGCCCCATGGTGCCCCATAGTGTCAACCACTATTTGCTTGAAGTGTTTTCATGTGAACGTGAAGCGGGCTCATGTGGTGGCTGATGTGGCTGATGGTGGCTGATGTAGCCTTGAGTAGCCTTGAGGGGTCCTGCTTTGCCACTCACGCCCCAGTCGCCACCCTATGCCACCAAAGGCCCCACAAGGCCCCACAAGGCACGCCAGTAGCACACCCTGTGCTGCCCTAGCCACAGGCGCTCCCAGTAGCCCACAGGCGATCCTATGAGCTCCCAGCGTATCGAGGGGGGCGGGGGAGGGGGAATGGTCAGTGAATTTATAGTAGTAGCCACTCAAGGTTACAAAAAGCTAATTTAGAAAAAACCCCCTTTAGAGCCCCTCAAGGCTACAAAAAGACACTGTAGAACACACTAGAATAAAAGACACAAAAATTAGCTTAATTACACCTATGGGGTGTTTACTTCTCTTTAGAAATATGCTAAAATTAAGACATATATAAGACACTTAAAGACACTTAAAGTAGTAACTTTTAAGTAATACTATTAAGTAGAACTATTAAGTAATACTATAAATAACTACTTAAAGACACTTAAAGACACTTAAAGACACTTAAAGAAGTCTTTAATAAGAATACTATGGACCAATTAATTGACAACCCCTAGTACCCCTAACAAAGATGTTGTGTTAAAAAGAAAAGGGCGGCCACCTAAAGCTCTTTTAGAAAAGAAAAATCCTGTAGGGAGACCTAAAGGAGAGGCTTCTATCATTAATGAGTACAAGAGGAGGATGCTAAATTCTCC